ATCCGCGAGGCCGACGAGCGCCTCGTGGACGCGGCCATCGTCGCGGGCAAGTTCACCCCCGCCCGCCGCGAGCACCACCTGACCGCGCTGGCCGCCGACCGCGAGGGTCACACCGCGGTCATCAACGCCATGGCCCCCGGACTGGTCCCGCTCGCCGAGCAGGGCCACGGCGTGACCGCCGAGATCACCAACGAGGACGACGTGGTCTACACGTCGCTGTACGGAAAGGGCGCCTGACCCATGGCCGAGTACACCCCCCTGGTCCCCTCGGGGCCGTTCACCAGCACCACCTCGGCGGCCGTCACCGCGGGCAAGTGCCTCGTCGCCTCCGGTGACGACACCGTCGCCCACTCCGGCGGCGCGTCGGTCGCCTTCGTCGGCGTCGCCGCGTTCGACGCCGCCAGCGGCGCGAAGGTCACCGTCCTGCGGGGCGGCGTCCACAGCCTCGACGCCAGCGGCGCCATCGCCGCCGGCGAACTGGTCACCACTGCCGCCTCCGGCGCGGTGGCGGCGCACGGCACCCCGAGCGCCGCGAACGACGTGCAGGTCATCGGCGTCGCACTCTCCGCAGCAGCATCCGACAAGGTCAAGGTTCTGCTGTTCCGCTGACGCGGCGGCTGAAACAGAAAGCGAGACAACGACATGCCGTACACCTACCCCGCCGCCCCGGCGACCCTGTCGGGCGACACCGTCACCATCAGCCGGTTCCTGGCGACCCCCACCCTGGTCGCCCGCCGGCTGCGCACCGTCACCGATCAGCGGTTCATCTCCGACGTGCTGCTGACCGGCCGATTCCAGGCCGCCGGCGGCGCCATCCTCTACGAGACCGGCGAGCCGATCTACACCGACCGCGCCCCCGAGGCGGTCGCTCCGGGATCGAACTACCCGCAGACCCCGGTGTCCGAGGGCACCGCGTCACTGGCCCGCGTGGTCAAGTGGGGCGAGGACGTGCCGATCACCGACGAGGCCATCAAGCGTCGCCTGATGAACCCGGTCGAGAAGGCGTTCCTGAAGGTCGCCAACCAGATCGTCAAGACCGTCGACTCGGTGGCCATGTCCGCAATCGCATCGGCGGTCACCCAGAACACCGCGGCGCTGGCGTCGTGGAAGTCCGACAGCGGCACCAACATCTTCCGCGACATCATGCGCGCGAAGGCGAACATCCTGGCGTTGAACCAGGGCTATGACCCCGACACCGTCGTGGTCGACGACCTGACCTTCGCCAACATGGTGTCCGACACCAAGTTCTCGGCGCTGCTGCCGCGGGAGTCGGCCAACGGTGTGGTCTACACCGGCGAGTTCCCCACCGTCGCGGGCCTGCGCATCCTGCCGACCCCCAACGGCCTGAGTGGTGTGGCGCTGGTGCTCGACTCCAAGGTGCTCGGCGGCATGGCCGACGAGGATCTCGGCGGCCCCGGCTACGCCAACATCGGCCAGCCCGGCGTCGAGGGCAAGGCCATCCGCGAGGAGAAGACCGACTCGTGGCTGCTGCGCGGTCGCCGCGTCACCGTTCCGGTGGTCCTCGAGCCGGCCGCGGCGTGGAAGATCACCGGGGTCGCGGCATGACCTGGCAGGTCACCGCCCCTCTGGTCCTGGCCGTCAACCCCGACGGCCAGGTCGACCACGTCTACTCCGGCGGCGTCATCGACTGGCTGTCCGACGATCAGAAGGCGCACTTCCTGGCCGAGGGTCTGGTGGTCGACATCGACCGCCCGCAGTCCGATGAGGATGTGCCGCACGCCGCGGCGACCAAGGCCGAGCTGATCGCCTGGCTGGTCGAGCACGCGGTGCGCGACGACGGCGGCGAGTACACCGCCGGGGCCCTGCAGCCGCTCAATAAGGACGAGCTGCGGGCGCTCATCGAGGCGGTCGACTGAGGTGGGCCGCTACGCGGTGCTGGGTCCGTGTGTGGTGGGAGATCTCCACTACGCGCAGGTTCCCGCCGAGCCCATCGAGGCCGACGACACCCTGGCGGCGGCGCTGGTCGCCGCCGGGGTGCTGGCCCCTGTGGATGCCGGCGCGGACGAGGTCGACCCGCAGGACGAACATCCGGCACGCTCCCGGCGTCGGCCCGCCACCAAGGACTGACCGCTGTCGTGACCGCCCCCTACCTGGATATCGACGAGTTCACCGCCGAATACCAAGGGGCGCTGTCCGACGGTGAGAGCATCACCGCCGAGCGGCTGCTCCAGGTGGTCTCCGACAGCATCCGCACGCGCAAACCCGACGCCGATCCCACCGCCGCGGCGCTGGTGGTGTTCGAGGTGGTGCGCGACGCCATGGCGTTCGGGCATCTCGGGCCGCTGTCGAGCTTCTCGAATATCACGGCCCACCGGCAGGAGTCCGGGACGTTCGACGGATCGGCGCGTACCGCCGACGACTTCCTGACCGACCGGCACAAGAAGATGCTCGGAATCCCCACCGCGGCAACGCTTGCGCCGCGGGCACGGTTCACGGCGGGCGACTACTAGGTGGGCGTGTTCCGCGCCGGTTCGCAGCGGGTCGGCATCGAACGCGAGCGACCCGTCCTCGACGACGGCGGCCGTCCGGTGCTCTCGGAGTTCGGCGAGCCGCAGACCGTCGCCGTCGTGTCCTGGGTGGATGGCTGCCTGTTCGAGGTTCCCCAGGCCCCCGACGAGCAGCAGGGCGCGACTGTGACCACCTCTGAGACCGGGTGGGCCATCCTGCCGGTCGGGGCTGACGCGGTGATCCCGGCATCCCCGGCCCCGATTCCGTTCTTTGGCACCGACGGCAACCCGGCCGTTTCGTCGTCAGACCGGCTGATCCACGACGGCCTGCGCTACGTCATGCGCGGAGACGCCGTACTGGAGCGCGACCTGCGCGGACGCCCCGATCACGTCTTCTGCCGCTGCGAACGAGAGCGCGGATGAAGTTCGACATCGACCGCGACGCACTGGCCGCCGAGATCGGCCAGCAGATCCAGGCCGCCATCGCCGCCGGCGATTACGACCCCCAGCTCGACGAGTTCATGCAGAACGAGGTCGTCCCCGCATGGGTGAATAACTCCCCGGAGGATGACGGCGACTACAAGCGCTCGGTCGAGGTCAAGCACCCCGCCAGGAACGGCAAGGGCGCGGTCGGAACCTCCATCGGCTACGCCCACATGATCGAGTACGGCACCAACGACACCCCGGAGTTCGCGCCCAGATCCAGGGCCGCAGCCAGCTTCAACAACGGCTCCACCGGCGACTACGGCGGACGGCGGGCGAAGTGAGCACCGACCTGTACGACAAGGCCGCAGCCCCCGCCGAGGCGTTTCTACGGGCCTGGCTGCTACCGCTGGCCACCGACCCAGCCCTCGTCGGCTCGCGGCGCTGGCAGGCCGGAATGGCCCTGCCCTACCGGCTGGTCAACCGGATCGACGGCCCGTCGGATCTGATCTCGGACTTTCCCACGGTGCGGGTGCACACCTTCGCCGCCGACTACACCGCCGCCTCCCGCGAGGCCGAGCGCACCCACCGCCGGATGCTGCTGCTCGCCCAGGATCTGCCCGACGTGACCCTCGGCGGCGGCGTCGTCGCCAGCTGCGCCTGGTGCGCCACCAACTTCGCCCCCCGCGAGGAGTCCTACGGCGCGGAGTCGGTCATCCGGTTCGTCGCCGAGTACGCCCTCGAACTGCGGTTCACCACCACCTAGCCGACCCCTCGAAGTTACCGCCGCCGACCTTGTTCGGTCGCGGCGTTTTGCGGCACCGCCGCGCCATCGCCGGAAGCCCTTTCGGCACCCCCCCGCGAAAGGAAAACACCCATGCCCGCACCCGCCACCGGCGTCAGCTTCGCCGCCTCCGGCCTGGCCTACCTCAACAGCCTGCGCGTGCGCCGCGGCGGTCGCTGGTCGATTGCCGTGCGCGACTACGGCGGCTCGGCCACCAACATCAGCCCCGGCTCGGCGTTCACCGCGCCCCTCGCCCAGGACGGCACCTGGCGTAACGACCTGTTCGCCATCGTCAAGAACGCCGGCGGCCAGTGGATCTACAACAACTCGGCCAACCTCGGCTTCTACCCGCTGGGCTTCATCCACGCCGACGGCGTCTCGCGCGACCCGAAGATCTCCAGCGACCCGCTCGAAGGTCTGCAGTCCCTCGATCCGATCCGGGTGGACATCCAGAAGCGCGACAAGACCCTGTCGTTCACCCCGCTGGAGCGCAACCTGGTCGTGGACGCCCTGCGGTTCAATCAGCCGCTGGTCAACGTGCTGGAGCGCGCCACCGGGGCGGGTGCCTACTTCGTGGGCGAGTCGGCCACCGACGAGCCGATCCGGCGTCAGGTGCTGATCTGCCACGAGGATCGCATGGGCGGGCTGGTGGAGCGCAACTGCTTCCCGTTCCCGCGGTGCGTGCTCACCGACATCGGCTCGGAGAAGGGCAACAAGAAGGACGCCGACGCGGGCAAGTTCACCCTGTCCCGCGAGATCGACCCGTACTTCGTCGACGCCAACGGCGTTCCCCTGCTCGACGGCCGCTGGACCGCCGGCAGCCTGTGGGTGCAGGACACCGCCTACGGCGTGAGCTTCGTGCCGCCCGGCCCGGTGGGGACCGCCCTGACCGCCACCACGGCCAGCCTGGTGTTCACCACTCCCGTCGGCGGGACGGCTCCGTACTCCTACACCGCGGAGAAGTCGGCCAACGGCACCAGCGGCTGGACCGCGGCCACTGTCGGGTCGCCGACTGTCAGCGGCGGGAACGTCACCCTCCCGGTCAGCGCTCTGACCTCGGGGTCGACCTCGTACTTCCGGGTCAAGCTCACCGACTCCGCATCGGGCACCGCCACCTCGCTGGCGTCCAACGCGGTGACCCAGCCCTAGCGCCCATCGACCACCCCGGCGGGCGTATCGGCTGCGCCCGCCGGGGTGCTTCACCCCGCAGCCGAGTCAGCCGAACCAGCCGAGAGGACACCCAGCCGAAATGACCCAGCCGACCAACGCCGACCCCGGCAAGCGCGCCGCCGATCAGGCCAAAGCCTACGATTCCGTGTTCGCCCCCCGCGAGCTTCGCCTCGACGACGGCACCGTCATCGAGGTGCCCCCGCACCCCAACCTGCGGATGCTCGACGATGACGCTCTGGCGGCCTGGGACGAACTGTGGTTCGAACTGGAAAGCTACGACCACCACGAGATCACGCTGCCCGAGCGCACCGTCACCGACGCCGACGGCACCGAGATGACCCTGCCCGCCGAAACCAAGCAGGGCGGCCTGAAAGTTCCCTACCGGCGCACCGACCCCGACACCGGCAAGACCGCGCTACTCAATCCTCCGTATGAGGTGCGGGTCGCCCAGATCGCCCTCGGCGATGACTACGCCACCCTGCGCGCCGGCACCGTCGGCGGAAAGCGCGGCGCGGCCCGCCATGTCTGGGCCCTGTGGAACGCCCAAGGGTTCGACCTGACCGAACGGCAGGCGGCCGACCCCAAAAGTGTGGACCGCGCAGATGGTCTGGAGGCGGTGGCCCCGGCAGATCGCCAGTGATCTGCAGCGGTTCTTTCACCGCCGTATCGCCGACTGGCATTCCGGCGAGATGTCCAGCCACGAGCTGCTGGAACTGTTCGGCGTGAGCGTCATCGACGACCCCGACACCAAAATCCGCACCATCCGCGTCGATTTCGCCCCCGACGACGGGGCGCTGGCCGCCGAACTGCGCGGCGGCGAACTGCCCGAGTGGCAGCAGATGGTGCGCCAGGCCGCCAACACCCTCGCCGTCCTGCGCGCCGCCCAGGTTCCCGGAGCAGCCGCCGACGAGTACGGCGAGCGGCTGTTCTTCCCGCTGTCGAAGCTGCTGGAGATCGACGACGAGGAGCAGCGCCGCCGCGACGAGGAGCAGCGGATGCGCGAGACCGGCGCCGACGCGTCAATGTCCGCGATGTGGACCCAACCGACCGACGAGGAGGTGAACGAGTAAGTGCCGATCTACTCCGATGTCGTCGCCCGCCTCGACGAGAAGGCCGTGCAGTCGGTCATCAAGGAACTGGAAAGCCAATTTCAGTCCGGGGCCACTGGACTGGGCGAGACGTTCTCCAAGGCGTTCACCTCGGCCTCCGCAGACTTCGGCAAGGGGATGCAGGACAGCATCCGCCAGACCATCGGCGAGATGGGCACCCTCGGCAAGGCCGCCGAGGGGGCGCTCGGCGTCATCCCCCTCAGGGCTGCCGCCGCTGCCACCGGCATCGGGCTGATCGCTGTGGCCGCCGTGCAAGTCGGCCAGGCCCTCTACGACGTGGGTTCACGCTTCGACGCGGTGGCCGACCGGATGGCGGTGCGTACCAACAGCATCGGCGACCAGATGGACGCACTGAACAACTCAATGCGCGAGGCGTTCCGCAACTCCAGCTCGTCACTGGAGGAGATCGGCGACGTGCTCGGCCGGGTCTCCCAGTCGCTGAATCTGACCGGACAGCCGCTGACGGATATGACCCGCCAGATCGCCGACCTGAACCGGATGACCGGCGAGTCGATCAACATTCGCAACTTCGGGCGGGTGCTCGCACAGTTCGGAATCGACGCAGGCCAGGCCGGCGCCACCCTCGACGCGCTGTACTCGGCGTCGGCGGCCACCGGCGCCCCGATCAATGAACTGGTCACCAACCTGTCCAACGCGGGCCCCGCCGCCCGAACCCTCGGGCTGAGCCTCGGCGAGCTGACCTACCTGTTCGGCCGCTTCGAGGAGGGTGGCATCGACGCCGGACGGGCGCAGCAGGCCCTTAATAACGCCGCCAAGGTGTTCGCCGACTCGGGCATCGACATGCAAACCGGGCTGGCCGACACTGTCACCCAGCTCCAGGGCTTCATCTCGGCGGGCAACGAGGCTGCCGCGGTCGACCTCGCGGGCAAGGTGTTCGGCGAGCGCGGCGCGCAGCGCTTCGTAGACCTCATCCGGCAGGGCAGGCTGACCGTCGGCGACCTCAACACCGAACTCAGTGGGACCGCTGGTGCCATCGACAAGCAAAACGAGGCCACCCGCGACTGGGCCGAGAACTGGGCTCAACTGAAGAACCGGGTCACCGACCTCGCACAGACCATCGGCGGTCCCCTGTTCGACGCGCTCAACGCGTCCCTCGGTGTCCTCAACGATCTGCTTGCCCCCGCTTACGGCGGCGAGAACATGACCACCGGCCCCGGCATGGTGGCATCCCAGCCATTCACCCCCGGCGCGCTGATGCCCGGTGTGCCGCTACCTGGAGCCCCTGCCCCGACTGGCGGCGCTGTCGACCGGGGACGCCTCTCCGCGCAGCTGCCATTCCTGGGTGGAGTGATCGGTCTACCCGAAGCCGGGCCCGGCGCCCCGCAGGACATCGCCGCCGCAGTCGCCGCAGGGGGCGGCGGCGGTGGCGCAGGTTCCGCGCCCGCCGTTCCCTACCCGGCCGGTTACGGCCAGCCCCCGGCCCCCGGCGAGACCGTCGAGCAGTGGCAGCGCCGGATGCAGATCATGGACGCCCAGCACGACGTGGCCGAGAAGCAGGCCGCAC